TTGCCTTTTCTTTAAATAATTCTTTATTCGTTTTAGCAAGTCTAGAATATTGTTTCTTTAAAGTCATAAATTTATTAATATCGTTTTTAATATTTTGAGAGTGTTTATTATTTCTAATATTCTCGGTATTATCTTGTACGTTATTATCTTTTATCATTTTAGATAAACTCTCTTTTTCAGCCGGATTCATTTTAATATGTTATATTAAAATATTTTTATTATATTAATTTAATCATTATTTATATAATGACCACTCATACACTTAGCGAAGTGTCTAGAATTTTAGCACCCCCATCAACGAAAGGAGATATTGACCCAGGAAATATTGCAATGATGGCGACGCAGAAGGCGTCCATTCAACAAATAAACGCAAATGGGATCGGTGGGCGGACTTCTGGGGGTTCTACTCGTAAATCCCGCGTTTCTACTCGTAAATCCCGCGTTATCGACGGAGGAAGTAATTGTAGTAGCGGAACCAACCCTAAATACTATGAAATACATAGTGGTAGTCATCCTGGACCAGACAATTTTGGAAATGACCCACATAAAGCCACCGTGAATGCGGTAAAACATGCGGTCAAGACAGTGGTAGACGCACAACACGATAATTTACAACAAGGTTGTGAAGGAACGATAGGTGGTGGAAGAAGGAGAAGTAAAGCGATAAAGAATAAGAGTAAGAGGAATAAGAGTAAGAGGAATAAGAGTAAGAGGAATAAGAGTAAGAGGAATAAGAGTAAGAGGAATAAGAGTAAGAGGAATAAGAGTAAGAGTAAGAGGAATAAGAGTACGAGGAGTAAGAGTAAGAGTAAGAGTAAGAAGAAGGGTAAGAAGAGATAGAGAGAGAGAGTAAAAAGGGAGAATAAGAAGATAAAGTAGATGGTAATAAATATTTATTGGTAATAAATATTTATTGGTAATAAATGTTTACAATAAAATAACAATATAATTTATTATGAGGTCGGTTGATATATTAAAGTCTCTTTACATATTTATAATATTTTTGATAACGATATTTTTATCATTTATAATATCAAATGTTCAGGATATAAAGAATAATTGGCCGAAGTATAGATGTTCTCCAATGGTAATACCATTTGTATCATTTTTTGGATATGATGTGGAGAAGAATTTTACAAGTTGTATCCAGACAATGCAGGCGGGATATATGGGTCATTTATTAAAACCATTACATCATACTTTAGGGTTAATGTCAACGACGGGTGCATCACTGGGGAAATCAATAAACGATGTAAGAGCGTTTTTCTTAAAAATGCGTACATTAATATCATCTCTAACAAAAGATATATTTGGCGTGTTTTATGGGATAATGATAGAATTTGAAAGAATGATTATAAATATAAAAGATATGTTCCAACGATTAATAGCAATACTGGTGGTTCAAATTTTCACACTCAGTAGTGTAATGATGACAAGTAATAGTATATGGAAAGGTCCTCCCGGGACGATAATGCGGGCATTATGTTTTCATCCAGATACTTTAGTAAAATTAAAAGATGAAAGTTATGTAAAAATGAAAGATATACAGTTAAATGCCGAGATGTATGATGGAGGGGTTGTATTAGCAACGATGAATATAAGCAATCTGGATTTAAATAATAAACAGAGGGAGAGTTTTTATAAAATATCGGGGGGAGAAGATAATGAGCCAATCTATGTAACAGGTTCTCACTTAATCTATGACAAGGTGCGTCATAGATTTATTAAAATCGAGGAACATGGTGATGCGATTTTAAAACCAAATTTCAAATCGAAGACGCTATCGTGTTTAATAACATCGAATCATATAATCCGTTTGGGTAGACGTATGTTTCATGATTGGGAAGATAATTTGGCGGAGGAAACATTAGAGAAGATAAATATTTGACGAAATAAAGGTTAAGGAATAACGTATGGATAGATAGAGTAAGAAAAGAGATGGGAGGATATGAGGGATAAAGTATATATTATTCTATAAATAATATATATGAGTTTAGATAATATCACGGATTTTTCAAAAAGAGCAACATATAGTGATATGCATGGAAAAGAGATATTTATAGTGATAATCATATTAATACTATATTTTTTATTACAGGCGTATTTTTGGATAATATCGAAAACAGGGTATTTAAGGAAGAATTGGATACAATCTCGATGTGACCCTCGTGTATTACCGTTTGCGGGGTTTATAAATAATGAGGGTTCTGGATTAGGAAGTATAGAATATACTATAAAAAACTTTTATGGATGTACGAATGATATATTAAAACATATATCGGGATATTATTTCAAACCGGTGAATTATTTGGTTGAAATAATCCAAACTACATTAAAGGAGTTTGTTTCGGTAGTAAATGATATAAGGTCGACATTTTTAAAGATTAGAAAGAGTATAGGTAATATCGTAAAACAGATATATGCGAGTATAGTGGCGTTAATGTTACCAATAATAGAATTAATGATCCAGATAAGGATTATATTTAATAAATCGGTGGGTGCATTAATCGCGGGATTATATACGGCATTATCATTATATTTAAATATGAAAAGTACGATGACATTTGTGATTAATCATGTGATAGATATATTGTGGATAGCATTCGGCATATTAGTAGCATTATTATGGATACCATTTGGGTGGGAGTTGGCGGCGGTAGGCATGGCGATTTTTACCGTCCAATTATCATTGACAATTATGTTACAAATGTTTATGTCGAAAGTATTTCAAATATCATCGAGCGGTTTACCGGGAATACCAACGTGTTTTGATAAGGATACAGAGATAGTATTAAAAAACGGGAGGAAGAAGAAGATAAGTAATTTAAAAAATGGAGATGAGTTAATAGATGGTGGTAGAGTGACCGCGACATTTATATCAGCAACGAGAGACCAGATGTTATATAATTTGGATGGAATATTAGTAACGGGAGAACATAAAGTATATCATAGTACGTTTGGATTAATAAAGGTAAAAGATCACCCAGATAGCATTTTAGTAGAAGATTACAGGAAAGAATTGTTATATTGTATTAACACGACAACCAAGAATATACCAATAAAGAATCATATCTTTACAGATTGGGATGAATTAGATAACCTGGATTTATATTATTTAGAACAGAATAGTAGTATACGCAATGAGGAGTCTAGAGATATTAATTTATCAGATATACATTCTAATTTAGATGTAGGCTTTACAGATGATACTATGATTGAATTAGAAGATGGAAGAAGTATATTGTTAAAAGATGTAGAAGTAAATGATGTGTTAAAATGTGGGGAAAGGGTGTATTCGACCGTAAAGATAGATATAAAGGATATGATTTCAATAAGAGAATATAATTTATCACCAGAAACGACCATTAAATGTAGTAGTAATGTGTTAATAAAGTCGGTGGGAAATATGGAAAATATGGAAAATATAAATGTAGATACATTGGATGGGGATAGATGTAACGGTTCAAAATATTTATATAATTTAGTAACAGATAAAGGATATTTTAATATAAATGATGTTTGTGTGTATGACTATAATAGTGGTTTAGAGCAGTATTTATGCCCTTGAAACTTAAAAATGAGAGGATGTGAAACGGCCAATCGGGGGTAGGATGAAGTTGTTAGAATTTTCAAGGGTGTAAAATAAAATATATAGTTATTTATATATAAGTAATGTTAGTAATAAAATATAAATATAAATATATATTATTTTTAGTGTCGACGCTTTTACTATGTCTCGCGAGTCAATATATAAATGGGTCTCTAATAGAAGGTTTTGATAGAGATAATATGTATAATCATAATATTTGTGGAAAGACGCCTTCATTTCCGGGTCTAACGATGTTTTCAAATAACATATCTTCGCCGAGGTGTTGTGGTACAAGTCAATATTCGTCTTCGGGGGGATGTTTATGTTTATGTGAGGAACAAGTAGAGTATCTTTTAAAAAGGGGAGGTAATATGTCTTAAAATTGAATAGTATAAATACAATATATAAATATTATATTTATGATGAGACAAGAGTTCGTTCAGGAAGACAATAATGTGGCAGAAATATTGGCAATAAAAAGTTATACCGAGATATTTTCACATAATTTTTATTTAGTAGGTGTAATGTCGTCAATTACAAATAAAGCGTGTGAAATAAATAATATGGATGAGAATATTTCAAGTGAAGAATTCATAAAGAGAATAGATGAGGATCCAATAGATGTAAATATTATATCTGGGATAGTTGAAGATAAATATAAAGAAGCATTATCAGATTCGAATGTATGTTTATCGATATGTTTTATAATAAGTCAGGTGGAGATGTATTTGTCAAATTTAAAGACGATAGGATATAGCAAAATAGATTATAATAATTATGGTATTATTTATCAAATATTAATGGATTCGGGTAAGAGAGAGACTATAATACGTGGTAGGGTTTGGTATCAACAGCATAGCACTAAACGTGCCACATATTGGGGATATAATATAGTAGTGGATAGTAATAGTTTTAAAAAGAGATATAAGAATGATATCTTGGTGGGTGGAGAATATGAGATAAACCCGAATACAAATGTAGAAAGTAAGGAATTATATGTTTGTCAAATGAAAAATAATATAGATTATTTAAAATTTCTTTATAACAAAGAGAATAAAGAGGTGAATATAAGTTGGCACTTATCAGATATATTTGAAGGTTATGGGGATTTAGTGTGTGATGGTATATATTATAATAATGGGGGAATAGTGTGTCGCACAATTCTAGAAGAAGAAGAAAGGTTGGAAGATAATACGGTTAAAATAAGAAGTATAACAAAAGTGTTGGCCTATAGAGAGAACTTTATAAGACTAATTAAGGAGAATTTTAAGAAGATAAGCGAGTATAAATATGGGAGCATGACACCTTGGGGGATAGTGGTGACCGATGTTAGAAATATAATAGATACGAATAAGAATGCTAAGTATTTTGTGGGGAAATTAAAGAATGAAGAAGAATAATTTGCTCAATAGATAAGTCGTGTGTGTCATTTAGATTATTAAGACACTGGTGTGCTTTTATAATTAATTCTTGATATTTATCAATCTTTTTTTGTAAAAAATGAATCCAAAGGGTGGAAATCGTGGGGTGGGTAGTAAGATTATTTTTAAATTTATGGACGAGTTCATTTAATTGGTGCATAAATGATATAATTAATAAATAAGCATTAAATTTAAATAGAAAGATATATATTAATTAAATGTTATTAATAGATAACCATTTTGACGAATATGTAAAGGAATGTGAAAGAGTATCGTTACATAAAAATATTACATATGATGATTTTCCAGAGAAGATAAATGAATTAAAGAATGTAATATTTTATGGTCCAAGCGGGGTGGGAAAATATACGCAGATGTTAAAATGTATAAAGAGATATAGCCCGAGTGAGTTAAAGTATGAGAAAAGAATAACAATAACATTTAATAAAAGTGACTATATATTTAAAATAAGTGATATACATTTTGAGGTAGATGTCCAGTTGCTTGGTTGTAATTCAAAACTATTATGGAATGAAATATATACAAATATCGTAGATATAATATTGGCACGTCCGGATAGTAAGGTAGGAATAATAGTTGTAAAGAATTTTCATAACATAAATAATGATTTATTAGAGACATTTTATAGTTATATGCAAAAGGTAAAGAATATAATAGATATTAAATTTATATTATTAACGGAGGCATTGGGATTTCTACCAAATAATATTTATAATTGTTGTAAATTAATAAGGATACCAAGACCATCCAGAAAGAGTTACAATACAATAGTAAAGGTGGCAACAGATATAGAATTAGACAATATATCAAATATAAAGAATTTGCTATTCGTAGAATCGACGCATAATTTTAATAAACCGATTTGTAAGAAAATATTAGATAGTATATTAAATTTAGAGGGGTTAGATTTGAAAGAGTTTAGGAATGATATATATAATTTATTTATATACAATCTGGATGTGTACCAATGTTTATGGTATATATTGTTTGATTTAATAAGCAATCATAAGATAAAGGAAGAAGATATGGGGGGAGTATATATAGAATTAATAAAATTTTTACAGCAATATAATAATAATTATAGACCAATATATCATTTAGAGAATTATTTATTATATTTAGTAACGAAAATTTATGGATTTTAATTTATCATGCGATTTACTATGTGTAAAGGTTCCTTTTACTAAGAAGTGTTTAAAAAGGTCCTATTATAGAGAAGCATTAAAGTATCATCCGGATAAAAATAAAGAGATTGGTGCAACCGAAAGATTTAAAGATATACAAAATTCATTTGAGTTATTAAGTAAATATTTAGATGAAAATAATAATGTAAAATCGGGTGAAGGTGTGTACATAGATGATAAAACATCATTTATGGGTCTTTTAAAAAAGAGATTAAATATAGATAGCGATTTATTTAGTCTTCTCACAGATAATTTATCAAATAAATTAAATATAGATATGTATAAAAGTATATTAGATCGAATTGATAATGAGACCGTATATGAAGTATTAAATTATTGCGACACATACAAAGACACATTGGGCATCGATATAGATATATTAAATAAATTAAAAAGAATATTAGAAGAGAAAAGGAAAAAAGACGAGGTGATAATATTAAATCCTAATGTGGACAATATATTAAATATGGATGTATATTGTTTACGACTAGAAGAAGACGATGTAGAGATTTATGTACCATTATGGCAAGAGGAAGTTATTTTTAATATAAAAGAGAAGACATATATAATAAGAAATGATTTAGATTTGCCGGAGAACATGTTATTAGACGAGAATAATGACCTGCATATTAAAATAGATATAAGTCTCGATACAAATATAGACACCCCATTTATCTATAAAATGTGTGAGAAAGTATTTGAAATTAACTATGGCGAATTAAAAATAAAACATTATCAAACGTATAGAATAAAAGGAAGAGGAATTCCCCGAATAAATCCACGCAATATTCTTGATATTAGCAATATCAGTGATGTGGTGTTTCATATAAATTTAATTATTTAACCGATTAAGATAAATAATTAAATGAAGTAAAAATAATTAAATGAAGTAAAAATAATAAATGAAGTAAAAATAATTAAATGAAGTAAAAATAATTAAATGAAGTAAAAAATTAAAGTAATATCATTTTATTTAATCAATATTTATTTAATCAATATTTATTTAATATTAAGCTTCGCTAGATACGGTCTTCTTCCTTACCTTCTTAACAATTTTTTTCTTTGGTGGTTCCGGAGCAGTTCCTTCCTCTTCTGCTTCTGCTTCTGCTTCTGCGACGACTTCTTCTGCTTCTTTTGTATCCTCGTCGTCGGTATCATTCGTTTCTTGTTTAGAAACGACCGCATCATCCTCACAATCATCGCCCTGTTCGTGAAGCACCCGACGTTCTTGGTCGCTCAAGTCAATATGACATTGTCCCGCCAAACTTTGACGAGGCTTTACGATTGCCTGAACCAACTTCCATGTTACACCAAACTTACCATTTGCAAACCAAAGACCACCACAGCGGATTACTACAGCGGTATGCGAACCCTTCGTAATATGGTCGATGGGAGAAGTACTGCCATTATCATCTGGGAAAATCAAAGACTTATTCATATCATAAAGTTCTGTTCCATCAAACTTATCATCCCAATAATTTAGCTTAATTTTAAACGTTGGTGCCCTGGTATGATCCGGTTCGCCAGTATCAGGATTTTTAGGATACTTCAATACCGGGTTGAAGAGGGCATCAACAACCTCGGGTGACATTTTAGTTTTATTAAACCATTCCTTACTATTTGATACAGCATCACTCTTGATTTTATCGGAGAAACCATGAAGTGCTTTTAGAAAACTCTTCTCGGCATCAGTTTGATAACCGTCACTGCTAAATTGTAGAACAATATCATACGACTTTTTACCCGAAGCTTCATCAATCCACTCATTAACACCCCAGGTCTTCATCAAAGGAGTATTGATATTTAGGATAGAATCACTGTGTGCGTTAAGGATACCAATTGCTTTACCGCCAGATTTGTTAATCTTTGATTTGGCATATTTGACATCCGTATCTGGGGTAAAGGTAACACCCGAAATAATCATATTGTTTTTCACGTTCTTTCCTGTCATTTCAACTACACTATATTTGTAGATTGTCTCTAAATCAATTTTATAAAAAATGATGTAAAATACAAAAAATACATAAAATACAAAAATACAAAAACAGGGAGGGGCTATAAATAAAGATATAATATATAATAATAATAATAATGATATATGCGATGGCGGGTAGTTTAATAGAGATGATATTTTTTAATGCACCGATGATGTTGGTAGGATATTCCGCTCAAGGGACATATTGGGTCGGAAACAGGGTATATAGGCATTATTATCCTGAAGTGAGGGAAAGCGATTTAATAAAAAGGGAGATAAATAAATTGAAATTTGAGTTGGAACAGTTAAAGAACATTAAATGGGTATTAATAAATAAAAATATAGAATAATATACTACAATGATATTCCATAAGGAATTAATTAGAGAGAATGTATGCATGGTGATAAATGAAAGAAAGAATCAATTTATAAAGAGGGGGGAAATGATACAATATTTAGAAGGTCATAAGTGGGTCAAGGGAAAGGTAATAGATATTGATACAATTCGCAAACCGCGATTATTTACTTTAAGAATATCAAAACCAAGCACATATGATTCGGACATTATATTTAATTGTTGTTCGGGTTTAGAGACAAGGAACTTTGATATAATCAAATTATTATCACCGGAGATATGTCCGGTATTAAATAATAGAGAAGTGTCTGTAGCAAATATTAAGATTTAGTATATATTATGATATAGTTCAAAAATTGATTATAATTATATTATAAAAAGAAGTGTTAAAATGGGTATCCGCGGTTTGAACCGATATATTACAAATAATTGTAAACGTTCGGTAAAAAAAATGGATTTATTTATGTTACGAAATAAGATTATAGTTATAGATGCGAGTATATATATGTATAGGTATAAGTCAGAAGGGAATATGATAGAGGGTATATTTATGTTAAATTCTTTATTTATTAGAAATGAAATAAAACCGGTATATATTTTTGATGGAAAGACTCCACATTTAAAAATGAATTTAATAAATAAACGAAATACGGATAGAAAGAAAGCAAAAAAGGATTACGATATATTAAAGAATGAGCAATTAAATAGTGGTGTATCGAATAATGATTATAAAAAAATACGAAAATTAAAAAGGGAAATGATAAGAATTACGAATCAAGATTATGTCGACATAAAAACTCTATTAACATATCAAAACATACCATTTATAGATGCTATAGGTGAGGCGGACGCATTATGTTCAAATCTAGTAAAGGATGGAAAAGCATATGCTTGTCTAACGGATGATAGTGATATGTTTGCTTACGGTTGTCCTAGAGTATTAAGATATCTAAGTATGCTGGGTGAAACATTGCTAATGTATGATTATAATAAAATATTAAATGAATTAGAATTAACAGATGATATATTTAAGATAATTTGCGCGATGTCTACGAATGATTATAGTATAGATAATATGAATCTTTATAAATGTATTGATACATACAAAAATTATCTGGATTCCAATGATAGTGAAAGATTTATAGATTATCTTTTAAAAGATGGAAAATATATAAAAGATGTGGATAAATTTCAAGAAATCATTAACATTTATAATTTAAGGGAGGTAGATATTGATAATGATAATATAGAACTAGATACATTATTTAATAAGAATAAGGAGAATGGCGATGATATCAAAGACCTATTAGAAAAACATAATTTTGTTTTTGTGATGTGAAGAAGATTTAAAAAAACGACCTGAAAAGATATATATAATATATGTATATGAAAAGAGATATAAATAACATGAATTTAAGAAGTAGAGAATTAAAAACGAATGAAGTAGTTAATAATGATAATAATCTTTTAATGAGATGTTTGAGACGACACTCGACGAAGTTATTATCTCAATCGGCAAAGCGAGAGAAGGTACGGTGCGAAGATTTTAAAATATTAAGACCTCGGGATTATAATGATATAATGAATATGAATTTTAATGTCAAACAAATGAAAGAAATATGTAAACATTATAAGTTAAAGGTTTCGGGTTCAAAAAATGAGTTGGTAAATAGAGTATATAATTATTTGCGATTTACATATTTTGTATCAAAAATACAGAAATGTTGGAAATGTTATTTATGTCGGCAAGTAAAAAGGCTAAGAGGACCGGGTTATTTGAATATGAAAATTTGTGTAAATGACACGGACTTTTTAACAATGGAAGATTTAAAAGAGGTACCAATACATAAATTTTTTAGTTATAGTGATCAGGACGGTAAGATTTATGGGTTTGATATTAATTCTCTCTATAAACTTTATCAAAATAATAAAGAAAAGAATAATATTCAAAACCCATATACTAGAAGTATATTACCTAAAATAATAAAAAAGAATATAAATAAATTAATATTATATTCAAGTTTCTTAAATGAAATTATTATTAACACCGAAGAAAAAGAAGAGAAAATGAGCGCTGAGAAAGAATTAGAATTGCGTTCGATTGGATTATTCCAGAGAATAGATTTGCTTGGAAATTTAACGAATCATATGTGGTTATGGAGTTTAGGAAGAATATCTCTTGTTAAATTTATAAGAACAACAGTAGATATTTGGATATATAGGGCTGGCTTATCTATTCAAGCAAAAAAAGAGATTTGTCCTCCGGTGGGGGACCCTTTTCGTAGTCTAGTTCCAAATAACCGAATGGCTATTATGCCAATTGACGAATTAAGAGAAAAGGCCCTTGATATTATTGATAATTTAATATCAAGAGGAATAAATGATGGATGTAAATGTTTAGGAGCAAATTACGTGCTATGTGCCCTCACATTGGTAAGTCATGATGCGGCAGGCGCATATCCTTGGTTATATGAATCCATCGTTCCAATTTAGAGATAATTGTTCGTTTGATTGATGATTATTGGTATCATTTTTATATAGATATATCCAATATATATTTTAGCGTATGAAAACACTTAAAAAAGATACTATAATATAGGGTATAATGGTTAAGGCAAAAGTAGAAAAGACGACAAAGGCGCCAAAGAAGGCTACGACGGCTAAGAAGGTTGACCCAAAAATAAAGGAGCTCGATGCGGTTAAGGAGATTAAGGAGGAGGTTAAGGAGGAGGTTAAGGAGGAAGTTAAGGAGGAGGTTAAGGAGGAAGTATCCGGGTTGGATGCTCTTAGTGGAGAATTTGTAGGATTTATGACAAAGCTCCAGCAACTAGGAACGCATATCTCAAGCCTGAAGACTGAGTTTAGGTCACTCGAGAAGAAAGCCAGTAGGGAGCTACGTGCTGCCCAGAAGGGACTTGCCAAGAAGAAGCGCAAGGCTGGAAATCGTTCTCCAAGTGGATTTACCAAGCCATCTCTAATTAGTAACGAGTTGGCGCAGTTCCTTGATAAGCCTAAGGGGACAGAAATGGCGAGGACATCTGTCACGCGCGAGATTAATGCTTATATCCGCGAACATAGTCTACAGGATAAGGCAAATGGTCGTAAGATCAATGCTGACGCGAAACTAACCAGTCTTTTGAAGTTGAAACAGGGTGATGAGCTAACTTATTTCAATCTCCAACGTTATATGAGTCCTCACTTTGCGAAGGCGGGCAGGCCACTTGAAGAGTCGAATACGGTAGAAGCGTCGACGCCGGTTGAGGCGTCGAAGTAAATTAAACAAACAAATAATGAATTATAATAATATTATCATACAGGGTTATATTATTATACAGGGTTATATTATTATAAAGCAACTTCAAAATGCTGACATACGTAATGAATCGTCGTATTTATTAAGCATATTACGACTTTTATATATTTGGGTTCTATACTTTTTATTTCTGGACCTTTTTATTATCATCTTTAAAAAATATACTATATTTTCACGATTTGAATGAAATTTCAATAAATGTTTATTGCTTTTTTTAAAGAAAATCAAAACACTTTCATAATCAAAAAATAGGATAGAAGTCAGTATATAATAACTAAATACATTTGTTCGTTCTCTATATAAAT